GACGGAAGAATTGCAAGCCAAGTGGAGCGGGGGAGAAGGTGGCTCAACCCGGCGATCCAAGAGCGTCGCAACAACTTGGAAGCCAAGATCATCAAGCTCATGGACCTTCGTGAGCAATTTTCCCAAGAGCGGGATCAAATGCTCATGCAAGCGGTCGGAGGCACGGTTTCAGGGCTTCCTCTTCCCGATCCCCGAGAATTCCAAGCGAATCTGCATATCGTTCGCATCTTCGAGAGTATCGACAACATCTTCTACGATAAGAAGCCGCGAAACGCCGCTTCAGGTCTTTCCCTCAACGATGCCGCTACAGCACTGTCTAAAGGAGACAGCGGCTTCACAGAAGAGGATCTTATCACGTCATTGGGCGCATCCCTCGCACAAGCACAAGGTGGCTCGAAGCCCTACGAGGGAGACACTGTGGACTTTGAAACGGTCAACACGAAAAACCTGTCCGAATTCGATACTTTGTGGCCAGATGAGCCGGATGACGATCCGTTCACTGCCCTCTAATTCCCTCTAATTCCCTCTAATTCTCCTATAGATTCGCGTTGGTAGCCCGATGACTGTTGATTTCCAGCTGGCGTTCCCTTGCCCCCACCTGACGGTGGAGGAGCGGGTAACCTTGGGCTCTGATCGACGGTCTCTTGAAGTGCGCCAGCCCATCAACTCTGGTGACTTCATTCAGGTTCTCGCCAACAGCGATCTCGATTTGTCTATCCCTTCTGAAGGTTTGCTCTCCCAGGCTCGGATTATCTCAAGCAAGGCTGGCCCCTTCACCCTCTGCCGGAATCAGAATCGCATAACGGTTTCGAACTCCTCGGACTCCGTTACCGTGCCTCTCCCCCTAGGGACTCGGGTGACCACAGATCAGGTGGTCAAAGTGTTGCAAAGGGCTTTCCTCACGGAGGGGGCGGGGGTCATCGCGGTCAACAACAACGGCCACCTGACGTTGTCCGACATCTCTCGCAACGGTCCGGAATCTCGTATCCGAATCGCAGGCGACGCAACGGCATCCTTGAACTTCCTCTTGAACACGGGGGCGAAGGGTAAGAAACTGTTCCCTGGGTGGGTTTTTGCGGAGAGGAATGACGTCTTCAACACGGTCAACATCAACCAGTTTGTTCAAGTTGCGACTCGATACATTCGCTTCAACCAACCGGTGCGTTCGAACCCGGTCTTCAAGGTGACGTATGCGACCCTACAGCAAAGGTGTCGTCGATGTCGCTCGTTCGGTATCGAGAACGACTATCGCTTCGACGGCACTGGAGAGGCCTTGCTCATCGGAAATGAGAACTTGCTCAACCAAGCTTTGCTCAAGATCTTGACGACCCGAAAAGGTTCCAACCCTTTCCACGAGTTTTACGGCACAACGTTGCTTGACCGTATTGGGTCCAAAAACTCTACCGCGGCGGTAACATCGATTAACGAAGACGTGCTGTTTGCAGTCGACACCTTCAAGAAGCTTCAGGCTATCCAAGGTCGCTTCCAGGAGCTAACAGCTCGGGAGCGCCTCTTCTCTGTTTTGTCGCTGAGAGTAACCCCAGCACCTAGGGACCCAACGGTCGTTCAAGTCGAGATCGTCGGCACGAATGCATCGGGGCAACCTGTCAACGTCAACACCGTGTTTGCAGCTCCGGGAACGGCTGCACTCGTCGGAAGCAGTGGGTTGTCTCTGGGCCTTGAAGGCTTCGGAGTCAATCCTAACACCCGCAGAGAGGATGTGTTTGGACGATGACCCTTACCCCACAAATTCTTGGCCCTGATGGGGTTTTGAGAGAAACGTTTGTCTTTACGACGACTATCCCCGAACGGATCTTCACGGGGACCGTTGATGAGACGACCGTGGATATGCAGATCAGCGTGCGAGGAGGCCCATTCACCTCCAACCCTGATTTGGTGGTGTTTGAAGGGACGTCGTTCACCGTCCCTAACCCTGCGGTCTTTCCTGACGGGCTAGATTTGCAGGCTGGCAGCAACGACATCCTGCTTCGCGCAGTGTCCTTCTCGGGAGCGGTTTCCAACTCGGCAGTAGTTCAAGCAAACCTCGTTCAAGAATCCGATGTTGTCCTTGCGGTAGACCCTCCCTCCAACATCAAGGTGGAGCGCTTCAACGCGGAAGTGGAGATCACTGTTGAGAAGCCCGACAACGACAACATTATCGGGTTCAACTTCTATGCTTCCCAGTTCTCTGGCGGAGGAGCAACAGGCTACACTCGTGTTAACCTCAGCCCCGTGATCGACTCTTTCATTCAGGAAGAGGTGACTGTCTTGCGGCAAGTGGACTCGGACGCCAACATCGCGACCACCTTGGCGGGACAGCCCGCAGCCGACCCGCTGTTCTTGCAGATCAAGCAAACGCAGACCCGAGGGGGGGATGTCATCGAGAAGCTTGAGGACGTCTCCCTGACTGACGAGCTTGCCGAAGCTATCACCTACGACGAGCAAGCCAATCTTCTGCAGTCGGACTTCACGAGCGTGTCTGAGGTCCCAGAGACTACCGCCAGAATTCGAACATCAGTGACGGTGGAGAGTGTTCGACAGGTGGAGTACATTCGGTTCAAACACAATCGAAACAATGGCCCTTCAAGCTTGCCGCCTACGGTTCCTATTGGCGCCTTTGCAGCAACACCCATCTCCGAGCCTCTTTACTACGTAGTTACGGCCATCACGTTCGACGCGACCACAAACACCGAATTGGAAAGCCCCTTTTCAATCGAGGTGTTTGGCAACCCGGTGACGATTAGCCTCAACTTGGGAGCTTTCCCAACCGTTACGCGTTCGGATATCACGAACCGTCTCATTTCCTCGGTACTTCGAACGAACCCCCAGCTAGCCCTACAGCCGGGTGCGGTTATTCGAGATACCGTGATCGACCCTGTTGCTGCGGAGAGTGAGAAGGTTCGTTTCGTAGTGGATTTCCTTCACCGTTCGCAGAGTTTCGACACTCTCGTACGAGTGGATGGTGTAGGAGCCTCCGGCAACCCTACTCCGGTCGATAGTTCGGCATACAAGCTAGCGCTCAAGAAGGCATTCGGCATCACGAGCAACCAGACTCAAGCGCTTATCGACCACTCTTTCGAGCAGCTGGCTTCCAATGTGGGGGTTACGCGTAAACCTGGTATCCGGGCTCGTGGTCTGGGCACCTTCTTCACGAGCCGACGACCCTCAGCAACCATCCCGATTCCTCTCGGTACAAGGATCTCTTCCGGAGGAGTTTTCTTTGTCTCCACCGAGGAGGCATCGATTCCCGTCGAGAACGCTGCCAGTTTTTTCAACCCCTCAACAGGCTTGTTCTCCGTCGATGTACCTATTCGAGCCGAGAACCCTGGTAGCTCTGGGAACTTGGCAGCTGGCCAAATCAACACTGTCATAACCAACACGACGGGAAGTCTCGCAGTTACGAACCCAGGACGAACGTTTGGGGGCCGGGAAGTCGAAACCAACGTTCAACTGGCGGAGCGTAGCAAGAACGCTCTGGCCTCCGTGGATTCGGGCACGGAAGCGGGATATCGCCAAACCTTGGCAAACCTTCCCGGAGTTCTAGAGAGCTTCATCGTTACGCCAGGCAACGACTTGATGCAGCGAGACTTCGATCCCGATTATCTCAAGCATGCTGGGGGCAAGGTAGACGCATACATTCGAGGTGAGAGCCTTGCAACGGTTTCCGACACGTTTGCTTTCCGCTTCGAGCGGAAGTTCAACGTGCAGTTCGTGCCTGTTGGCAACATCCTCGATCTTCGTTTCCAAGCTATCGACTCAGATCTGTCCGCAGACAACCCCCTTGCGGAGATGTTGAACTTCCCCAATGCAAGCCTTGGCTTGCGGAATGCGTCTACAGGCGTGGAGTTCAACCTTTCAAACGCTGTAGTCGAAAACTTCAAGACCATCAAACTTGATACAACACAACCGCAGCCAACGGTCACGTTCGGAGATATCGTACTGGGCGACTACCGCCTTGTGGCGAGCCGCCGGTTCGTTTTGCCACGTCAGCCTGTGCGAGAGATTCAGTCCGTTACAGGTGTTGTGACCGGGTCTCTCGAAGAGGACGCCTACGGCCTTTTCCGCCTTGACGACCCTCTCAAGGACGGAAAGTCTGTCGAGGCTCAGAGCGCCATCGAGATCTTCCAAGTCAACGGAGCACCCACGGGAGAGAAAATCGGAGTTCTCAACGAGGAGCATGTGATCATTGGGGAGTTCCCGGAGTTTCTCAACAACCTGGGCGCAGACTCCTTTACGATTAGAGTCTTTAACCTTGACCGCACGGTGGAGTATCGGGGTCCGTTTGATCCCTCGGGAGTGAGTGACTACACAATTCTTCCTGGTAACGAGACGACTGCGGTGTCCATCAAGCGCGTACTGGGGAGAGGCATTTCTTCGGGCCAACGTCTGAGCATCGACTACTTCCACGACGAAAACTTCACGGTTTCGTACGTCGTCAACTTGGCGGTAATCGCTGCGCAAGAGGATGTTAGCAACAGCAAACACATCACGGCAGATGTTCTGGTCAAAGAGACGGTTGCTGTTCCGGTGGACATCACAGCCACCATCGTCAAGAGGGCGGGAGTTCCGACATCGGTTGTTGATCGCAGAGTTCGCTCGAACCTTGCACAGTTCTTCTCCAACTCTCCTCTTGGCTCGTCGATTCGTCAATCTGACGTGGTTAGTCTCCTAAAGAACACCGAAGGTGTTGACTTCGTAGAAGTCCCCGTGGTGAAGCTCGCTCGTAGTGTGGATGCTTGTGTGGTCCGCGAGTTGTTGGCGTCTAGCCAGTCTGGAGACTCTACTTTCATTAGAGGCTCGGACTTTGCGCCTATCAGCACGGAAACAGTGCTGGTGTGGCTTCTCGATGAGGAGCTGAACTCAGCAACCACAACAGGTGGGGGGCCGGAGACAGAGTTTCGAGGCGTGTTCCAAGATGACACACCGCTGGAACTACAAATTGTAGACCCGCTATCCTTGGGAACACAACCAGGCAAAGCGTTCATCATTGGAGCTGAAGGCTTGAGCATCCCCGGATTCTCTGACGACGCTACCCTAACGCTTGCCTTTCCCACAGCAGGCAACCTTGAGATCGAAGAGGAGAGGTTGCGGAGAACCTCTAACCGGGTTCTAATCTCTCTACCTGTTGGCGATAGTCCGACGAATTATGTCTACCGAGTTACCTATGTTGTAGGGCCGACTAATGCGGGAGCGAAAAACCTCAATGCATTCGACATTGAGTTCTTCGAGACGGGCAACTTTAACTTCACCTATACGGAGATCTCCTAATGTCGAGCGTAGAGGACAAGCCTGATCCCAACCGCGCGACCAGTCTGATTCCCTTTGTTCTTAATCAGAACCCTGCTCCCGCCCTCCTGCAAGGCCAGAACGCTACCAACAACCTTCAGGATCTGACAGACCAGATCATGAACACCTTCTACCAGGTGTTGCCGTCGAACTACGTCTCGCAGATCACAGGTCCTTACTATTCCCTGCAGTTTCAAGCTATTGCCGAGACGCTTGCTCAAATCCAAATCACGGCCGAGATGGCCCACCTCGATGGGAGCATCAACTTCACGCGTCCGGAGTTCTTGTGGCAGACCGTCGGAACGTTGATCTTCCCTGAGATAGACCCCAAGGTTGGGGTTCCCGATATCCCTGGAGACGTCAGCTATCGAACTTTCCTTGAGCGGATGATTGGCCTCCTCCTGGAAGGCGCAAAGCTAGACGTACAGAAGAGCGGCGTTGATCTGATTACCCAAGCGACAGTCGAAGTATTGGAGAAAGCCTCCTTTCAGCGAGATCCCAACTCTGCGTGGGGTTTCCCGGAGCAGTTCGAGTTCGAAGTTACTCTTAGCGATTGCTCTGTTTGGACCGACCCCAACACTGGAAACACCATTCAGGGTTCCCTCGGAACGGGTTTCCCCGAAGACCCCTTCCGTACGCAGAAAAACGCTGAAATGGTGCTTCGAGCACTCAAGCCTGCACACACCCTGTACGATTACCTGCATTTGTTTCGGGAGTTTTTCGGGGACCAATTCGAGGACACGGTCTCTTGGGAGCTAAACTCCTACTACTACGAAGACTTCCGAAAGTTCTGTACAGGGGCTAAGTCAGTCACGGGAACGGGAGGGATCACGCTTACGGACCGGACTTTGTTCTCCGATCCTATGCGCGACTTCCGCAACATTTGCCCCGGAGCTATCCTTGAGATCCTAAGTGGCGAGAATGCTTCAGGGACGAACGGAGGATCCGATGTCTTCACCCTCGGGCAACATCGTGTCGTGGAAGTTCTGCGCATGGTATTTGGAGCGGATAGCTCCCCTCGCGCATACACCACATCCCCATCAAACCTTTCAGGGGATGCCCACATTCTAGAGGGAGGAGAGATTCAAGACCTGTCCCAAGACTGGTCCAATGCTCAAGAGGGTGAGATAGTCACTTTTGCAGCAGGTCCGAACGCTGGGAGCTACCGTCTTGAGGCTCTACTAGGCCCCACGGGAGGGCCTGTGGGTGCTATTGCGGGCGGGTCAAGCATCACCAATGTTCGTGTTGCTCATAGTCTGTTGCGACTCGATTCGCGCCCTCCAGTCGTTGCCGTAGGTCAGACTTACCGAGTTGCGGTAGATCGTCTTGGGGTCCGTGTTCCTCAGGCCGTTACGGGAGAGGACGTTTCAGCCCAATTTGTCTTGTAGTTTTTTCGGTGCTCGGCCTATAGCTGCGCCCCAGTGAACCCCTTGGAGAGCGTCACATGGCGATTCAGAGCCTCGTAAACGGACTTGTACCCCTAGTCTCCCAGAGCCGTGAAGATGCACGGGCTGGGGATGTAATTACCCTCAGCTACGTCGGTGGACCGTTTGTTACGGTCAGCTGGGCGCTCACCTTCACGCCAGATGGCCCGCCTCCCGCGCGGACTCCGTCAGCTGCGGTGCTGTCTTCCGCAACGGGACCAGGACCTATCACCTTCACGGTGGATAACGAAGGTGCTTACCAGGTTCGTCAAGTTGTCGACGATGGTGCCACAGTTACCGAAGAGTACATTCGAGTACGCTTCCAAACTATCTTAGGAAACCTTTGTCTCGTATCCGCAGGGGAGCGACGAGACGAGACAGCGATCATTCCGATCGATGCCGACGCCACGGGATGGGCTGACGACCAGAACAAGAACCTTCAAGCTCTTCTAGGGTTGGTACAACCTGTAGCGGCTAGTGGTCGCATCATCTACGTTGACGCGAACCGAGGACGTGACTACTCCAACGCTCCAAACGATCCAGCGGTAGCTGAGGGGTATGCGAACTTCTCGACCATCTCCGATGCTATTCAAGCTGCGCAGATCGATCCTACCTTCAACGGCGGGGTAGTCCCCAGCGAAGACAACCCAGTCATCGTCGCCGTACGACCTGGGTTGTACGTTGAGGACATCCTCTTTGCTCCCTTCGTTCACGTCATGGCATGGCCATCGACGGGCGGGTTCCAAGGCTCCACGGATTACTCGGTACGTGTGCGAGCCTTGAACCTCGGCGCTCCTGCTGCAACGTTCTCGGCAGTTATGACTGACCTCGCGGACAACGTACATTTGCATGGTCTTGTGTTTGAGAACGGTGGTTCGACAACCAACCCTACTTTCCGCAAGGTTGGTCTTGGCACGGTCTACATGACCAACTGCAAGGTCATCAACACAGGTGACGGAGCAGGTCAAGGCGCAGCTATTGGTGTCGAGCAGGGTTCCATGGTCATGTATGAGACCTCGGCTCTGCAAAATGCTGCAACGCAAGACACGGCTGTTGCTCTAGCTTTAGACGCGGCTCCGGGAAACACGGGATTCATCTCTGCGATCGAGTGTCGGTTTAGCGGTAACTCTGCTGCCATCATGGACGCTCAGCGAGTTGGCGGAGCGGGCACTGAAGCCAACTTCCGCAACTGCCTTTTCGAGCAGACCGGCGTTGGAGCTACTCGGTTCTGCGTCGACACCTTTGCACCTATGGTGCGGTTCGAGGACTGCCAGCTTCTCAAAGAAGACCTCACGATCTCCGATGCTATCCGAGGAAACCCGGGAGCCCTTGGTGTTCCTGGCGATCTCCGTGTCATGTTGCGAGAAAGCCTGCTTGGTACGGGGAACGATCCCGCCAGCCTTCTCGGTATCAACATGGACGACACGGCGGTGGTCGGCAGCGCTACTCTTGGTCTCGGGGCCTCAGAGTACGGACCGATTACCAACGGTCCTACGGTTGTTCTATCTGCACTCACGCAACCCACGTCGTTGTTTTACAACAACGCGCTGTCTGGCATCCCGGCAGAAAACGTTCAAGACGCGATCTCCTATTCGGCGGCTGCGGGCACCGCAATCGCAACCTTGGACGATGCCTACGATAGCTTCACCTTCGCAGGCATGGTACCTCTTCGTCTTGTCGGCGCTGGCCGTGTTATCATTGCGGATGCCGACGCTGTTGAGATCCACGGTTCAGGGGTGGCTTCGAACCCGCCACCGCTTGCAGACCCCGTAAGCGGTGACGGTACCCTTCGAGTTGTTCAGGGTATCGGCGTTGGAGCGATCAACGCAGAAGAGATCCGAATTCAGGCCAACGCCTTTGGCGGACCTCTGATTCAAATGGGCAACTTGCTTTGGAACGATAGCGTTCCCGGGGCGAGTGTTATCCTTCAGGCTTCTCAGAACGCCCCTGGTGGTCCCCTGTTTCGCAATTACAACCTCCGCCTTCAGACGGCAAGCGGCCAGGGCAACTCCGCAGCGATTGGCGGCTCCGCCACTATGGGCAACGTGGTGGTGGGTGCGGGTAACTCTCATGCTATATCTGGCGCGAACAGTCCTGCGGGAGGTTCGGTCTTTGTGCTCGGCGGAAACGTGGATGCGTCAACGGTCGGCCTTGCGGCGACTGCTGGAGACCTTTACCTTGTTCCTGGACTCACAAGTGCTCCTGTCGCAGTCGAGCCCTTTGGTGCGATTCGAGTGGCCAACCCCACAACGGCAACTCCGGCGTCTCTTACGGCCGCAGGTAACTTCGTGGACTCGGGTGCCCTGGCAGGAGTCGCCACTTTCTCGACGAGTCATGGTCGAGTAGATGTCACGTTTGCGGGCGGTGAGCTGTTTGCCGGTGTTGGAGGGATCCAGGAGCTGCTCCAGAACAACACGGGTCTGGTCGCGACCTGGCCAGGTGCAGGCAACCCCATCACCCTTACGACCACGGAATCTGGCCCCATGGCTGATGTGGCGTTCGTGGCAGACACGGTGGCTGGGGCGCTCAATGCTTTTCTTGGCGACTTCTCCATCGGTGGTGGAGCATTAACTACTCCAGGTACGTACCCGGACCAAGCTAGACTCTATGCTGGACTAAACCAAATTCTCATCCTAGATTCTGTGCTTGGCTTTGAGCAGATTGGTGAGGCTTCGATTCCCCTCGGCCAAAACGGCATCTTTGTCTCCGACGGTAGCGGTGGTGCTGCTAGTGCGGACATCCCCTACTACAAGGACACTGCGGGAACGCTTTACGACTTGACTGCCGCTGGCGGCGGCGGGGCGCCAATAGGTGCTCCGTACGTCACTATTGGCAACTCGGGCGTGTTGACGGCGGAGCGAGCCCTTCAGGTCACGCCCGCTCACCTTACGCTTCTTGATGGTGGCGCGAACTCCAACGTTACACTGGGTCTCCCCAACTCTGGCGTTGCGGCTGGCTCATACACAAACTCTAACATCACGGTTGATGCCCAAGGCCGAGTCACGGCAGCCTCGACCGGAGTAGGAGGATCCGCTGAGAAGGTCATCTCTCGGAACCTGTTAGTGCCTGTTGGAGTTGTTTCTCCAAACGTGGTGGACGAATACAGCATCTTGGCATATAGCGCAGGGTTTACCATCACGCAGGTGGCGGTCTACGTTAACCTTGCCATTCTTCCTCTGGGGCCGGGTAACGTTATTGTAGAGGTGGAAGCTTACAGCCCTGCTGGAGCACTGCTTGGTGCAGTGATTGCACCTTTCTTTGCAGACACGCTATCTGCGGGAGTTGTTGCGACACCCGCAGTCACCTATGGGGGAGTCTCCCCTATCCCAACCAACTCGGTTCTCAACATTCGGATGACCCACGGTGGCGGCGCCCCAATTCTCACGCAAGGTGATGGTCTAGTGGTAGCAATCACCGGTACGGCATAAGGAACGAATGCCCCTGCAAGGAAACGGACAGGATCCCTACGGATGGGGTCCATACGGCTCCGTAGGTGGGGTTCTTGTACCGCAACCTCACGGGCCTGGCTCGGGGTATGGGGGAGAACCTTATGGTCATGGCCCCTACGGTTCTGTAAACCCTCCTCCAGTGCCTTCCTATGTCTCTGGAGGCTACGGTGGAAAGCCCTACGGGCTAAGTAGTTACGGCTGCCTTGGACAAGTCTTTGGTGCAGTCACCAGTGCTGTTTCGATCACGGGCTACACCATCGAGGTTTTCTTCTCGGTTGAGATGCTCACGGATGCAGACTTCTTTGATCCAACAAACTATGCCCTGACAGACATCTTCGGTGCGGCTCCTTCGACTCCCACCTCGATCGAAGTAGGAATGACCGGATCTGCAGGAGCCACTTCAGCGTTGATCCACCACACGGGAACAACGCTTGGAGGCTTGTACGACGTCACGGTCAGCAACGTCTACACAAGCTCGGGCGCCCCGATGATGCCTCCCGATAATGTTGCTCGTAACATCCTGAGCAAAGGGGAGCCGCCTCTTTACACGGTTACGCCCGTTGATGGCGATACTATTCTCGTCGACTTTGAGCAGGACATGCTTCCGGAGGTGGCCTTCTCTCCGGGCATCGAAGACCCGACGGCTTACGCGTTCCTGACAACGTTCCCCGTTCCTATCACGGTCTTAGGCGTGGCCCATCCTGTTGCCGGAGACTTCTCGCAAGTTGAGCTTGGCGTCCAAGGGATGACGGAAACACAGTATACGATGAGTATCAGTCCTGCTGATGCTGTCGTCTATGACGGTTCCACGCTTCCTAGTGCTGCGAGTTCCTTCCTTGGAACGGAAGTAGGGACGGGATCCTCAAACATCATCAACTCGAACCTGATCCTCCAAAAACAAGCCGGAGTAAGCTACGGTTGGGGTTTCCAAGACACAAGCGGGAAGGTTCTCCCTGGGTCATCTTTCCGAGTTGAGGTTGGTATTGACGCCACGACTGCGGCGTTCAGCCCAGCACTGTTTGACGGCACGGTCGCAACGTTCACGGTTTCAGACGGCGGAGTTCAGACCCTCATCTCTCTTCAGAGGATTGGTGGCAACGACTTCATTCAGGTCTCGTCGGGCCCCTACATCGTCAACGTCCCCCAGAGTTGGAGCACGCAACCTACTACGTTTGGCTTGGTAAGGAATCAGCAAGCCAACACCATGACGGTCGTCATAGACGACTGCCCCGTCGTCTCTAACACTATAGACTTCTTCACGGGTATCCCTACGATTGCTGCTGGGGCTGAGTTCGTACTGGACCCTTCTGGATCGTACGAAGTTGCTAACTTCCAGATCACGGACCTGAGGTACACATCGTCTCAAACGGTCTTCTCGGCAGCGTGGAACTTCCTGCATGGACAAGAAAGCCCGTTCACAGGCAGCGGTGCCCTGGCTCAGAACACTTTCAAGACTGACTGCGGCCCTCTCGTCAAAGGTTGGGGAGATGGCTCTCCCGCTTCAGCTCAGGACGTTACCGTTCGAGTCAACGGCGTCGAGGTCGAAGTCCTCGCAGTCAACCCTTATCTCGGACTGGTGAGGACAGTCATCCCGATCCCGCTCATGCCTCTAGGGGCTATGGAGGTGGAGGTTGACTACGTTTGGTTCCCTTCTCCCATCATGGAGATGGTGGGTCTCAACTCCTTGGGACTCGTACTCAACAAGTATGATATCCAGACCGGAGGAAATGTCGTGTTCTCTTCGGGAGTGGGCCTCCCCGGCGGAGGATCGCAAGCCGACCAGCGCTACCCCTTTGCCGTTGTTCTTGGACCAAAGAAGCCTCGTAAGCCGCTACACATCAGTCACCGATACCTAGGTTTTGAGAAGTCCTATACGGCTGCTATCAACAGCCCAACAACGCTGCTGCTCAACCGCAGCAACCACGAGATTGCGCTCCCATCCGCGGAGATCACCCCTGAAGGTGAGACGGTCAATTTCGATGGAACACTTGCCCCCTTCGAGGCCAACCCCCCGTGGAACCTGTTTGGGGTTGACGAGACAACGAATAGCGAGGACTTGGAACCTATCGGATCTCCGGAGTTCACGTTTGAGTCAGGCGTCTACCCGGTCGTAGCCCAAACTCCTGGCCCGTTTGGCACGGGTATCCCGGCTGTTTGGAGTCGGGAAATCGATGTCTCGACTCCCTCTTCGATTGTCGTAGCTTCGCGATTCTATGTGAATGCCGTCTCTGTCACGTACGACGGAGTATTTTCGGGCGTAGGGTTCGGAGCCCACAACGACGACCACCTTTACCTCGTAGGAGCCTTGTTGTGCAACGACGTGCAACACATTGGCATGTTGGTCGAACCCGATCGACCAGATCTTATCGATTCCTGGCAGCTTGCCGGAGGCGCTTCTATCACGGTCGTGGATGCGACAACCCTCACGGTTGCTACCTCTGCTATTCCAGACTTTGTCCGTCGGAAGTGCGCAGAGACTGGGCCCCTTGACCAGCGATTTCAAATTTTAGAAGGCACGCAAGCCGGCGTATACACGATCCAAAACATCTTGGACGGTTCTGATGGCGTGTCGACGGTTACGCTAACTTCCGACAACACCTTCCCTGAAGACCCTTCCGTCTTTGGGAATACATTCTTCCCAGCCTACTTCGAGGTCAAGTGGGATGGAGGGGTAGAGGGAACGCAACCTTTTACGTATCGTCTTGCGATCCGCAATGACCGGAAGCGTTCCCCTCTTGGCTTTGCTCAACTCTTCTTGGGAGGAAGCCTCACAGGTCTATCTTTGACCTTGGATGGAGCACCGAAGTTCGCTATTCCTGCGAACTCTGTCCTAACCTTCCCGACTTCCGATAGAGGTCAAGTGTTCTTTGGCCATCTCGACCGCCAAGCTGCTAGCAACAGCCTTTGGAGCTTTGTCCAGTACAGCCTAGAGCCGGACTTGTCCACGTTCAAGTTTAAAGGCATTGTTGCGGAAGCAGACATGACGGAGCTTCCCGAGGAGCACCTGAATAACGTCTGGTTCGTGACTCAAGGGTTCGGATATTCCGAAATCGATTCGTCAGGAGATGCCCTCCTTCTCAAGAGCGTTGCGTCGAACAACATGCCTGGAGTAGAGGGGCTCGATCTCTCCTTTGGTTATGCTCGACTTGAGGCGTTCTTAGATAAGACGGAGAGTCTGGATCTGGATGCCATTTTCCGAGTGGAGTCTGGCACACAGGGATCGGGAGATGCTCAGATCATTGTCCGAGATGGGGAGCGAGAAGTTCGCCTCTCGACCGTCTTGTACGAAGAAACGGCTACAGAGCGTCGCCTGGTCACGGATCTCCCCTCTATATCGCTTTCCGGTCTTCTCCTTCCGGGCGATCCAACTTCTCAGGGGTGGGTCAAGAGCGGTTCTTTGACGGTTGAGCGGGTTCAAGGGAAAGTCATCCAGTTCGGGCAGGTTGCTGGAGAATCCCTCTCTTACACCGCCAATTTCTCTGACTACTTCGCCGAGCTTCTACCTTCAGGCGGAAGAATACTCGAAGCTCGTATTCGCGTAGACTCGGCGATAACTTCGGACTTGACGGGAGACACGGGCATTCTGTGGGGAACGGATGCCGGACCCCCGGGATCAGCACGAGGAGTAGGCATCAAACTACGCATACCTGTCGGGATTCTCCCAGCACAGGTCGTGCTCTTCGATATCGATAGCGGAGTGGAGGTTTCCGCGTTCAGCTTTGATTTTGCTGACGGTAGCGAGCACACCTACCGTGCCCTCATCGATCCGTCAACAGATTCCGTGACGGTGGTCATTGATGACCTAGTTTTGGGGGTCGTCGCATACGGTGCAAACTTCACGGTTACGCCTACGGATGACCAGGTCCTCTTCGGGCTCACGGGTAGCTCGACGGAGGCGAGTGTTGCTCTGGGGTCCTTCTCCGTCTCAACGCTCCCTGCCTCTAACGTGTTTCGAACTTTGGGCGTTTGGTTGGGCGGAGACTTGTCGAATATCGACAACTGGGAGCTTCCACGTACGGATGCTCTGATGTTTTCCAACTCTGATTTGGGTGCCGCTATCGAGCCCATGGACTGGACAGCGGATATTCAGGTCCGTATCCATCGCGATCCGACTTGGGGCGTGACGATTATCCGTCCGGATTTGCCTCCTCCTCCCTTCTTCTCGGGCAATTTTGCGACGCAGATCACTGAGCCAAGTGCTGGCTGGATCAACGTGGAGTACCAAGACCTTCCACGACTTGGAGACAGCTCTCCTATCGGGTTCGTAGCGTTTGGCGCCCTTGATCCTGCCTCAGTTACGCAGCAAAGGTGGGAAGATGTTCGGTATCGGATATACCAATACCCTGACGAGACCCTCATTGCTCCCCACCACATGGTGCTAAACCAGTGGAATGTGATCAACAGCGGTGAGCTGACCAAAGACACAACGTTTGAGACACTGGTTGTTACCTCCCTCGACAACCAGACCATTTCTCTCAAGGCCGGAGGGATCACGGCAGACCGTGTCTTCTCGCTGACATACACGAATTTCGACGGATCCACCGCAACACTCTTCCCCGATAGCTTCACGCTGGATTTAACGTCCCAAACCGTTACCCTCAATGAGGGTGTCTTCCTTTGGCCCCCCGTCCTAATAGACGACTTGGATAATGGCGTCCTGTTCAGCGCTATTGGGGGAGACCCTTCAGACGAAGGTGACTTCGAGCAGATCGAGCTTGAACAAAACCTGATCAACATCCCTGTCACGGTTACGTTTGCGCCGGGCAAACCCGTCACCTGTACGTACCTAAACACGCAGCCCCTCCTCAGTGGCGTCACGCTTCTCAACGAAGGAACGCCTCCTGTCCCCAAGAGCAGGATCTGCGAGACCCTTGCAGAAGCAATCTTTGGTACGGTTGTCGAAGATCCTACAGATATCTCCGGTGATCCCGACACGATCGACAACAGCCCGTATCGCACGGTACAATTTGCGAATGTCCCTTCTGATGCCTTTTACGAAGACATGAAATTCTTGGAGGTCGACAACGGAGGTCTGTCGGGGCAGCTCTCCTCGTTCTGCGATGATCAGAGCAAGCTTGCAGGTCTTCGAGACCTCAGCTTCAGTGGCCTAGCGTTCACAGAAACAGGTGGCTTTTTCCTCTCAGACGGCACTCCAGGCTCTCCTGGAGCCGCGGGAGCTGGATCTGGAGCAGCGCTCTCCGGAGGATTCCTCATGGCCAGTGGCGGCACAGCTCCTCTGGGTGGGGACCTCTCCGAAGCGCTCCTTTATCCTCCGTTTACCGCTTCGAGCGTCACATCCCCGCCTGTACCTGGGACTCCCGGTATTGTTGGATGGGGCGTCGTTGGGGTCATGTACGACACAGGAACTTTGGTTTCCACGACCCTATTTTTCACAGCCGGAGCAAGCTTTCCATAGGCGGTATCTGGCCTATGGAATTCCTCAAACAGCAGCGGAGAGCTTGATGCGCGGACGAGAACACATGAAGAGAGCCAACACAGCCGTTGCTCTGGGGTTGCATACCGGATATCGGGAAACGGGAGTCCAACTTCACGGAACCGTTTTTTTCGATATGCGGGACGCTCGTTCTGGAGAAAGCCTCGTGGAGTGGCAGAAGGACAACATCATCACGCTTGATGCTGGGATCCTTGTTGCTCGTCTCTGCAAGGATAATGCGGAACCCGCGCACGGGATCAACATGCTTGCCGTGGGGACGGGGGCTTTGGGTGCCGTTCTCAACCCTGACACGCCCTCGAATCAGCAGAGATCTCTCAACCAAGAGATTGCTCGCAAGGCTTTTGAGAACACCACGTTCCGTGATGCTCAAGGCGCGGCCTCTTCGATCGCTACGAACGTGGTGGACTTCACCACGGTCTTCAACGAGAGCGAAGCTGTTGGACCCCTCAACGAGATGGCGCTTCTTTCCACTCTCTCTGCGAACGCCGCCATCACCAACCCTAATCCGAACACATCCGGACAAGGGGGTCAACCCTATGATCCGACCATCGATGTTTCACAGTACGATTCCGAGGTTAATCACCTCACCTTTGGAGCCGTTGTAAAGCCAGCGACTGCAATTTTGAGCATAACTTGGCGAATTTCATTTTGACTTATGTTAACTTGTCCCTCATGCGAGACTGACAAACCCGTCCTCCCGCAAAAGAGAAGAGAAGAAAGCGTCCTAGATGCCCATTAGAAACAGATACTTCCCTGGCTCAGCCGTGTCTCGTTATCTCCCTCCTGGAGAAACGGGATACGCGTCTGTGGTTTACCAGAGTGGAAGACCTGTTCTAGACTCCGAACTGAACCTTGACCAAGATCTTCGCAAGTCAATCAAGGATCTCCTGCTCTGCAATCAGTCTCATTCGGGATGGTTGCGTGGGCAGACTCGGGCAGACTCGTACGGAGACTTCTCTTACGATGCTCCATGGCTCGCAGGCCCCGCACTCAACCCCGACTTCATAGCCGACACCTTCCACATGCGGAGGCGTCAAGCCCTTGTTGCGGGCTATGTCGTGGACATCGAGTTCACGAACACTGATACGTCTGGGGACAACCTCATCCAGCTAGATCCTCCTACGACGTTCAACGGCACTCCGCCCAGCTTCAAGCGTACGGACTTCGTTTTCCTAGAAGTTTGGCTTGCTCAAGTTCAGGCAAGTCCGACAGCAACGGGAACGTTCCAAGTGGGAAGCCCTCTGTCAATCAACCCCGGAGACACCGTCACGGTTGACGGCGTCGTCCTTACGGCAACTGCGGGCGTTCCTGTACCCAACGAATTCCTGATCGCTGGCTCCGCTCCTGCGACGGCCATCGAGCTAGCCTCGGCCATCACGACCTTTGTTCCAACGGCACGAGCCCAAGTGAATGGCCCTATCGTTACGGTCATTGCTCTGGCTTCGGGTGCAGTCGGGAACGCCATCACACTGGCTTCCTCCATTCCAGCGGTCATCATCCCCTCGGGTGCAACGCTTTCGGGTGGTAGCGACACTGCGAACAAGCCGGGCCAAAATCTCGTCTACCGTCACGGCAATGTGCAGTCCTCCCCAGCAGTCGCCCTACCCGACGACTTGGCAGACCCGAACCTTGTTGCCGAGTCTGCTCGTCGGGTGCAGGTTCAGTACCGTATTCGTGCTACAGGTGTAGCAGAGGGTGTCAACTTCCGCACGCAACCTGATGGCTTCAGCAACCCGTCAATCTTGGCTCAGGGATCACAAGGAAGCCCCGTTGCGAGCTTCCCCTTCGTTCCTGCGGATCTAACGTCTGTTGTAGGCAACTCAGACGCTCGGGACCAGATTGCAGGAGTAGGCATCGGATACGGGAAGCAAGACAACGGTTTGTTCATCGCTGGAGATGGCACGCTGGCTTCTGCCAACGCGTTGGGCTCAGTTGATGGCTTTGTCTACGCCATTCCCATCGCATTTGCCTTCCGTAGAAACGATGCCTACAACGCGGGAGCCGGAGCCGGGTGGAGCCCAGCCAACAACACCAATGGTGCCCTTCCTCATGACCATGCCGCGTTCTCGAATAGCGCCCTTTATGGGATCGTGGACCAGGGCGAGTCGGACCGCCCCGACAGCGCTTTTGCCGACGCTATCGTCGACACGGATCTTCTTGATCTTCGACGCCACGTGATGCTAAATGGGGTAGATCTTGCTGCGGAGCTTCAGCATCAAATGAAGTCTCTGCTTGACGGCAACTACCGTACGTGGGCCATTGATACCTCAACGAAGCAGGTGCTGGGGAACGGAACAGGAGATGTCTCGACACAGTTCTTGGTGTGCGACCAGATTGGACGCACAGAGACCAACCCTCCGGGACTAGACGGTGTTGCTCCGTTGTCGGGCAACACCACGAACGGGGAAACCGTTCGAAACTTTGACCACGTAGCTCGACGATTCGCAGATCAGTCTGTCGTAGAGCGTGTGGTGTTCGAGTTCCGCCCCAACGACACACAGGTTGCCAACCCTGGCAAATACGTGGAGCGTGCAGGGTATGCGGGAGCCTTCTTCGGTTGGGCCGAGCAAGATGTGTTGCACCTCGACCTGGCAAACCTCAACGCTTCGACGCTTGGAAACTACCTGTTGTCCGATGCCACTCTTCCTACGGGAAACATCTTCGACTTCATGCCGGCAGGAACTCAGATCACCAACGTACTGACGGCTTTCCACGATGATGGAAACTTCACGTCTGCCGTTTCGCAAGACGTGCAGGCGTCTGTGATCCAAGGCTTGGGCACTGAGCACGTCTCCATCGAGCTAGATACGAACAACGCCCAAGTCAACCAGGGCCTTCCTGGCCCTACGGCTGGTATGGTGGGGTCCCTGGCTGTTGGAGATCAGGGCTCTCAACGTCGCATCTTCATCGAGCTAGAAATTACCTACCCTGCGGGCAACGGGATCACCAACACCCCCGACCTTGAGGTCAGCAATGCCTCAACAGACGTTTACCCTTTTGGTCCGTTCGTCGAGAACGATAGCTCGCTGGCTCAGCGGCCTCTCGATATGGAGAGCCCCCTTCAGCCTTCCTTCCGTGCAGGTTTTAGAGAAGTGGCTCTTGAGTACGTGTCCAATGATCCCTCGGGGGGCGGTGGCAACAACGGAGCACCCATCGGGTCTGTCACACCTGAGACACTCGTGAGTCGAGACAACCTTTCCTTCGTGTTGCCTCGACGGTCTTGGGGGTCTTTTGTTCAGCCCATAAGCGTGATAGATCAGAACGATGCTGGTGGGCGCGTTGTGGATGATGGCAACACAGAGTACGGAAGCTCTAGTCGATTCGTTCAGCTACGAAACTCCGGATTTGCCCCGGCTCTTCCTTTGTCTGGAGCTGGGCAGACCCAAATTGCAGTCGGGTACTTCTCGCAAGATGCGATCCCACAAGCAGGACCTGCCGGAGCAGGATACCAAATTGGCGTCTACTATCGCTCAAACGCGCCTCAAACAGCTGGCACCAAAGAGGGCGTAGTGTCTACCACAGTGACGAGTTTCCCCTACATGGGTGCTGGGGCTCCTCTGCCCGCTGAGCTGGCCGTAGAACCTCTGGTGATGTCTCAGGAGCTATGGACAGGCACCGCAGGTATGGGCACCGTGGACTCCTCGTACCCATACGCAGCACCCCTTGACCAAATCCCGGTCAACGACCAGAGCAGCTCAACGAACCCTCCCGCACCTGGCCAAGAATTTCCCGGCGAGTGGTACTTCGTATCTTCTGCCCAGATTTCGATCGACGACTTCGATGCTGATACGGGATTACTATCTTTGCATCCCAACATCCCGGCCGACGGAACGAAGAACTACACCTTGGGTGGAGTCAACGTGAACCAGACTCCGATCCAGGATACGGAGTTCCGGGTTGCGTATCCCGTGGTCAACGAGACCACGTATCGTCCGTCAGCTTTTGCACAGCCTCTCAGTGGCCTCAACCGTCACAAAGTGTTCTTCCCACTCTTGGCACGGTCCAAGCAGGATTCTGCCCTTTTCCGAAAAGACGAGTTACTCCTGGTCGTAATCACTCGGTGGGCAGAACTCGATGCAGACAACACCGTCAAGTTTCTCGATGTGGAGAATGACAACCGGGCATGCGTTGGCGTGTACCGTACCAGGGGCCTTCTACTTCTAGTAGGAAACGGAGACTAAGCTATGCCTCGCAACGGTGAAAACGACGTCAGAACCGGCACAGGTAAGGCCAACCAGAATAGTGTTGATGCCAACTCCTTTACGCAAGACCTCTCCTCTTCGGGAAATGCGGGAGCCAACGCGCACATCAACAACCCTGCTAATGCCCACCCAGCGTCAGCCATTTCTTCGACGACTTCGAGAGGAGTCTTCGATGGAACCAACGTTCAAGGAAACCTTGATGAGCTAGGTGGCCTAGTTCCTCCTCGCCCTCCCACGGTAGGGAACCACCTTTCGAATGTTGGCAGTACGCTGCCTGTCAGCGGGATTCCCGATTGGGGATCCCTGAAGTTGGCAGATGCAGGTCAGCTCGCAAAAGGAAATGTCTCCTCACCGGATTCCAATGATCCAAACACGGATGAGGACATTTACCCCTACTACTATTACCGGCCGGACGTAGCGAGCCCTCATCCTCCGTTCAACCCGATCGGCAACGACCCCGCAACGGACCCGGTTTTCAACCTTGATCCTGCAGGCACGGGAGACCCCACCTATACTGGTGGAGGGAGAGGTCAAACGAATCAGGGTGGGTTCACTCGACCACCGACAGCAAACAACCCTGTGATCGAAACAATGCGAGTTGTGCCTGGGGGAGGAGGGTCCTTCACTCCTAATGTTGTTTCGGGAGTTGTGTATCCTTCGGATCGGGGAGTCCTAGCACTGTTCCACTGGCCTGCCGATGGCAGCATTCCAGAGTTCCTAGCTCAACCTCTGCTTGACCGATGTCTTGCTGCGATTGTGCTTGGTCAAGGTATCACGGAAGAGTGTGACGGACAGCCCGGAGGCATCTTCAATGAGGGCGATCCGGATCTTAACTCTTTCCCAGGTCGGGCTTCGGGTCAGTACCAGCTGCGAGAGTTGCACACGGCGCTTGCGGAAGGCACAGGCGCTGCACTTTCTTTTGCGGCAGAACCTGGTGCGGGTCAGGTGCGTTTGGGTCAGGACCCAACGGCGGGAGTCGCTCCGGTGGCAGGCGGTATCCCCATCCTTGGCTCGACAACTGCGGGTCGAGGGCGCGATGATAGCCTCCCCTTTGCAGCCAACGACAACAATTTCTTTCGCTACCGTCTGCCGTATCTCACGGACTACAGCGACACGGATGACGGCTTTGGGGGAGTCACAGGGTTGCCCTATACTCCTGCCGCGGAAAAGTTCAGGTACTTCAACAAGCCCTCGGTGGCTTTGAGCCACTTAACCGCACTGACTCAAGCGGGTAACTACGCCGGCTTGGGCAAGGACTATTGGAACTTTCAAGTGGCTCGTTACCGTCACAGGTTCGAGTTCTTGAGCAACACTCCTATTGCTCCGGACCCTATCGAGCAAGGTAGCTTCTTGCTTCTTCACTTTCGAAGAGAGTCGGACTTCGAGGCATTCACCCGAGATGGGGTCATGCCAGACGACGTCGCTAACGGCTACGCTCTGTGGTCTGCGTCGTTGACAGACTATGCGAACCCAGAGAGTGTGGACAACATTGTCAATGCTTCGGTCGTGCCTCCGACGACGGCTCCTGGCTACCACGTTCTTCGAGCCGCAGTCTTTGAGGACCCTGAGGGAGACAACCAGGTCGTCAACCCTCTGACCACTACCTACGATGTTGTCGTGACACAGGACGAGGTCGTGTTTGTGTCTGGAGTTCAGTACTGGGTTCCAGGCACTGCGGGAAGCGAGTGGACCGTTTCCAGTCTAGTCATGGAGCTAGATAATACCTGGAACAACTCCTACCGTCTTGGTCGTTCTGCAACAGCTTCGGAGATCAGTCCTGGGCTCGACCATGATGCCCCCTTCTTCCTGTATCTCGGAAACTACGGAGAGACGGTTACACCTCCCGCAGCAACCTCATCCTTTGCAGGGACTGTCCGCACAGGAACAGACAGCACACGAATCGATTTCCGCTATGATGAATTAGATTCGCAGAGCGGGCATGGAGCTTTCAGCCTAGTTAACGGCCCCATTCCTGAAGAGAGTGCCGACCTTCAAATCTTCCCAGGAGATCCTATGACGTTTGTTGGTTCGCAAGAGACTCCGAAGTTCTCGACCAACTCTCGCCTTATCGGATGGTGGAAGAAGCCTCTTGGCAATCTCTTGCCCGCGACCTCAGCGGGCTTGGTGGACTTCGACCAAATTGCTGCGAGCAACGTCTTGTACCACAGCACGTCTCAGAACCCTACGGACGACCTTGGTAGCTACGGAAACTTCTTGACTGCTGGTGTGGCACGAGCCAACTTGGAAACCGCTCTCAAGGATACAGAAGAACGGTTTTTGGACGAGGTCTACCGTTGGGATCTAGGAGCCTTCAATGGAGGCGCGCTCGATCCCACTTACGACGGCATTCGAGGAAACCTCGTAGGTCCGGGGCTTCCTTTCGGTCTGAGCGGTTTCTTGGAGGTTCCTGTGAGAGTCGGAGGGAATGTGGCCTTTGCTGCGGTCTCTTTCGTGCAAGGTGCTCTCCATACGCAGGACCTCTCGACGTTTGTCGGTGTAGCAGACGAGCTTCAGGTTAGCGGGCTCCCTGAGCGGAGACCTTTGGTTGATGTTGCAGGAGTAGGTCCTGCCCCTTCCCGAGGACTCCTCCGGTATCCCGAGACAGACTACTCCGCAGGTCACCGGCCTTCTTTTCCGGTTGGCGATGTGACAACTCCTCAACCCAACTATGTTGGCGTCGCGGACCCTCAAAGGGAGTACCTTCGAGTTCTCGATCTTGGGTTCTCCAGAGATGCCTCGCCCATCGTAGCAAACATGGTCGGAGCTTCGCAGTTCAAGCTTCGGGTGCATGGATTAGCTTTGAGCGACTTCTCTTACGCTGCTCCGGGCCCCGGTTCGGCGGAAGTTGCCATCTTGGCCAAGGTTCCAGGTCTGACGGCTTGGATGGATGTAGGTCGCGTTGATGGTCAAGGCCCTTCCAAGCAAGATCCCATGACTGACGGGGCTGGTTGCCAAGTCGTGGACCCGACTCAGACTGTGAATGGCATCGAAGCCCGCTATGGGCACGTGTATGCTGATGTGCTTGTGAACGTAGGCCCTCAAGCTGCTTTCCAGAGCAACTCTCAAGGAGAGGTTCCCGTTCTCGTTCGAGTCGTTATCCGAGCCGCCGGTGCTACACTCAACTTCGTGGGCGCTGGGCCTGACGCGGACACATCGAGCCTTCGCGGGTTGATTGGCCTTGAAATCGTGAGACCGTAACTATGGCAACCCTCAGCGACCAAGACAAAAAGAAGCTTGAAGAGCTTCGGAAAGCTCTTGCTAAGACCGGAGACGGAGTCTCGTCCAATGCGCCGTGGCAAGAGCCTTTCTCACGAGAGACTTCGGTAGTCGCGAATAACTCCTCTCTTGCCACGGACATCATTCGAGGATTCTCGGGCTCTTGGGCCGCTTCCTATAATTACGGGATTGGCTCTGTCACGTCCCCTGTTCTGGGTTACGGCGACGAGAAGTATGGTGAGAAGGCTGCCCCTGTTCCGGTTCGAGCAAAGACGTCCAAGCTCGGGCTTCGTGGTGTTCCAGACATCGATTTTGTTCCCTACAACTGGCGTACAAACCGGTCCGGTAGCAAGGGGCCGTCTCTTGTAGGCCACCCAATTAGCTACGAGGTTGTTGGACCTACGCTCAAGTCTCCATTTTGCGACCACACTTGGACGATCACGGCAGAGACTGGGCCTAACGGGGGAGACGAGCTTCAGCTGAGCGACCGCCCGGATGGCGCATCCGCAGTCATAAGCAACGTCACTGACGGATATGGTCCTGACGCACCTGTTTTCACGATTGGCGGTCCCACAGAGCCTAACGGTGGGCTTTATGTCCTTATCTCTGATGACGGAACGAATCCGGGCTCGATCCCCACTGTAGGTCCCACAGCTCTTTCAGCGCTTCCGGAAGCACTGAACACTGCGCGATACGAGCTTTTCCGAGTTGCAAGCATTGACGCGAACGTTATCGAGCTTCACCCCAACAAGCTCCTCAGCAGTTTCTTTGATCTACCTCCGGCTACGACTCGCGTTTGTCGGTCCGTCACACTCCTCAAGCCATACGTCACTCGCTTGCAAGCGATTCGAGGCTCAGGATCAGGGGTAGGCCAAGAGCAAGTCTTCGCCACGCTCTCTCCGGAGTTCTCCGCCACTTCCGATCTGTATCCACCCTTCAACGGCGGAGTTTTTGGGGACGGATCTTGGCTGCAAGGGGGCTTCGAAGCTACAGGGTTGACGGGTGAGCCTGGTGCTTACGGTGGCCGTAATGCCCTCCCCCTACCCTTCCCCATCGAGACCCGTGGTGGCGTTGGAGAAAATGTTTTCTCGGACGTCGGAGCCCTGCCACCCGATGGCATCGGATTTTGGAGAGTCCAGTCCCCCCTAGCTTCCCCCACAGATGTTGGCCTCGTCGCCAAAGTCTACAACCTAGACAGCGGTGGGGACACTCCTCTGACGTTCGGCGCGAGTCAAGACGTATTTGGCTACTTCCCCGTCGTGGATCACAGCTTTGGCTCGGGCTCTATCACGCTGCAATCTGTAGCGACGGTAGATCCTGCAAGCGGAAGCATCACTTTCGGTCCAGGTCCATACTACCGAGACGCTGCAACCGGTCCTCGGCACCGTCTTGTCTACTCCTTACACCGTCCGGTTTCCGAAGCTTGGCTCGGGGACTACAATCCCGATGTCATCGAAGCTGCTCGGATCAAAAACCTCATCGACCCCCATGACGTTGAGCGCTTCGAAAAGCAGGTTTCCAATGTTGGCGGCGCTGGGCTTTCCCAACCTGGAGGAGCCAGCCATGGACGTCCTGAACGCTCTATCTTCGATACGGCGACAGACCCTGGCGTAGGTATTCCCGGAGCTTCCAACCCAGGAAGCATGCTGGATCTAGGCTTTAGGATGGTCCTCTTCCCAGCTCAAGATGACGGTGCCGGCAACCCTATCCCAGACTTCAGCAACCCCATCGACACTCGCGGGGAGTTGGTTATCGATAGCACGCTTGCGGAAAAGCAGTACATCGAGGTGGACTATTCTTCTGGGCTTGTGCGTCTGAGCCACCCCCCAAACCGCGCTGGCGGAGACGTGATTCCCAACGATATCATCGGTGGGCCGGGAACGACGAACCCTCGGGAAGAGGTTGTCCTTTTCGCAGCTTGCATTCCTTACTCCATGGAGGAATCCCAGCTAGGCACGGGAGTCCGCATCACGGGAGGCACTGTTGAGGATGTCGATGTCTACAGCTCTCCAGTAGTGGCCAGAGTTGACGGGAACAACACCACCAGCGTTGTTCTCGCTCCGTACGTTGGAGCTAGCTTGCTTGTACCCAACCCTGTGGAGATCGTTCTCGATCGACAATGGGCTAACGCTCCTCGCACAGGCGTTATCGAAATTTTGGAGCGAGACACGGGCGTCTCTCAAGGCGTTTGGGGGTACACAGAGACCCGCAACGTGGTGGTGACGACTGGACAAGAGGTTACGGCTCTTGGCGGTATTAGCAGTCTTTCCACGGCATCGGATCCTAGTTTTGCAGGCTCCACTGACCTTGTGGTCAAGTT